ATCTTTAAGAAGCGTTGTGTTACCAGTATTTGTTACTGAAAATCTATAATAAGGGTCAAACCCAGATTCATTGGAAAATAATGTATGGGAATTATTAACTTTTGATCCGATCTCAAACGGAGAACCTAACCTTAATCCATATAATAATTTTGGATTATCTGCTCCAAACACAGTTTTAAGCTCTTCGACATCTACCCTAATTTGGGAGGTTCTGTTGTATCTTATATTAGTTAGTGTTACAGTGTCAAATAGTTCTGGTTTTGGTTCTATTCCGCTTCTTGGCTCGCTTTTTTCCATTATGTTAGAATTTTCAGCAATATCACCTATTGCTTCTGTAATTGCCTTACCTGCGGTTTTTGCAATATTTTTTGCAATGTCTGCAGCAGCATCTAACATGCCTTCTTTGCCTGTGGCAATATTACTATTTGCTGTGGTGATAGCACTATTAGCAGTACTAAACGCCGAAGCCACTGGTGACATTATACTGTTGAATGTATTGATTATATTAGTAACAGTAGCTTGATGATAAGCTCTTTGTTCTTCCCAATCTGCTGCATAATCACCGTTTAAAATTCCTAGTTCACCGTTATATTCAGAGATTTGATCATTAGCTGCATCTATAATTGATTGTTGTGCAGCAACATCGTCTGCATATCCAGGATCTGCAGGATCTAGACCGTCTATTACATCTTGTGCATTACTTGCATTTGTTTCTTGTGTGCTTATTGCGTTACTATACCAAGTGTTCGAATTTGAAATTTGCGTTTGTTCTGCTTCTGCTCTTTCTACTGTTTGTTCGTATGGTAGTAACTTAGCATTTACTCTAGCAACTATACTGCTTAACTCAGCAACAATCGGAATCATTAACTGTGTTAAATCACCTAGTTCTTTAAAGCAATCTCCAGCAGCAATAATTGCAACATCTTGTGCTGCCGCAGAAGTTTCATCTGTTTGCGCTGCTGTACTTTTGCCAGTATTTGAAATATCACCTGTGTCGAGGTTCATAGTATCGCACGAAGCAATACCTAGAGCTAATGTTTCAGAAATAATACTAGGTAATGATACTGGCATTTATATCCTTTACAATTGTATTCCTGTAGTGCTACTCACATACTGCTTGGCCATTTCGCCATCAGTTTTATGAACAACTAATACTGCACTTTTATTTATTTTTACTCGTGCATCAGGATTAATTGTAAAGGTAAAAGGTCCTAACCCAATGCCTTGTTGAGAGGCCATTATTGTCATAGGTTTTTCTAAAGAAATTGTTTTATCATCTTCTTCTATAAACCGTGCTACAATTTCTTCTCCACTTACAGTCTTTATAGTTACCGTATCTGTTGCCTTGTATGGCGTTTCAATTATCATAAAGTGTGTCCTGTTCCTGTGTAGTTTGTGTCTTCAATATATTTTGTAAATTGTTCGAAGCCGCCTATCTTTTGTCCGTTCACAACAATCTGAGGGAATGTACGTGCTTCCGGAAACTCTGCAAGCACAGCTTCTCTATCAAAATCTTTTCCTAATTCTAGGTATTCAAAGTCATATCCACGTTGTTCGCATAATGCTTTTGCTTTTGTACAACTCGGACATGCTGGCTTTCCCCAAATATGTATCATAATGAAAATCCTTTTAAACTATCTTTGTTAACATCTTGTTTTATGCCACCAATCACATAACTTTCAACTTCAGTTTCCTGTGGAGCCACTTGCAGTCCTGAACTTGATAACCAGTGCGTAGTCCACGGTAGCGGGTTAGTATTCACAGGTGCATCAAAAATAGCATCAAAGCCAAGTGCTTTTAAACGACGGTTTGCAATGTATTCTACATATTGATGTAACAATGTGCTGTTAAGTCCGATCATCGAACCGTCTTTAAACAAATAGTCTGCCCAGTCCTTTTCTTCTGCAACACATTCACGCCACAAGTTGTAAACTTCTTCTTCGCACTCTTTTGCAATCTTGGCCATTTCTGGATCGTCTTTTCCTTGTGCCCAAAGTTTCAATACGTGTGTGCTTAGTGCAAGATGCTGTGCTTCATCACGAGCAATAAGACTAATAATCTTTGCACTACCTTCCATTAGCTTTAGTTCTCCAAAACCAAATGTACATGCAAATGATACATAGAAGCGTAATCCTTCAAGGATGTTTACTGTCATCATTGCAAGATACATTTTCTTTTTGACATCATGTAAAGATCCTTCGCCTCTATGGAAGTAGGCATCAGCTGCTTCATTGAATGCATCGTAGTGTTTGGTTACACTGGTTGCACGAGCAATAATTTTTTCGTCTTCTAAAATTGTATCAAATACTTCTGCTGGATCTGCATACACGTTTTTCATTATGTGTGTATACGAACGTGAGTGAATAGTTTCAAAGAAGTCCCAAGTGACAATACAACCTTCTAGTTCTGGCAAACTTACGTGTGGTAAGAAAGCTAAACATGGTCCACGTCCTTGTACACTGTCTAGCAGTGTTTGATATTTTAAATTTGCAGTAAAAATGTGTTTTTGCTCTGGACGAAAGTTTTGAAAGTCTGCTCTGTCTTTCTGCAAACTTACTTCTTCGGGGCGCCAAAAGTAACCTAGCATAGTTTGATTTAATTTATCAAATACAGGAAACTTAAAAGTATCATATCGCTGCGTATTTTGATCTGCCCCGAAGAACATATTTTGTTTCGTAAAATCGATTTTGTCTTTGTTAAAAACTGTTTTTGACATTATACTTCCTCTGTGTGTCTATTGCAACTTTATGCTACAGTCAATGCGATAAAATGTCAACCATTAAATTGCGCATGCATCACATGCTTCTTCTTCTTCTGAGATATCAACTCGACTTGGCATGAGAATTTGTTGTGGTTTTTCTTCTTCAATTTCGCTTGGGTCAGTTTTATAATCATAAGTGTTTTGGTAATAAGATGTTTTCCAACCATACTTGTATGTGTTTAGCAAATCTTGTAACATCACACTCATTGGTACTTCATTATCAGGGTATTGTGTTGGGTTGTAACTCCAGTTGCCTGAAATTGCTTGATCAAAGAACTTCTGCATTACTGAGACTATATTGATATAACCTTCGTTGCTAGGCATATCCCAAAGCAGTGTATAATAATTCTTTAGAGTTTGATATTGTGGAACAATCTGCTTAAGAGGCCCTTTCTTGCTTTTCTTAACGGACAAGTATCCTCTAGGCGGTTCAATTCCGTTTGTTGCGTTCGACACAACGGAACTGCTCTCTGATGGCATTTGTGCCGACAACGTTGAGTGCCGTAATCCGTATTCCTTAATGTTAGATCGTAAACTATTCCAATCATAATTTAAATTGTTCTCCACAATTATATCTACATCTTTCTTGTATGTATCAATAGGAAGGATGCCGTCTGCATATTTAGTGCGCTCAAAATAGTCACAAGCGCCACGTTCTTTAGCAAGATTGTTTGATGCCTTGAGTAAGTAGTATTGGAATGCTTCCGTAAGATCGTGTACAAGTTTCCACGCCTGAGGATCTGTATAGTTAACTCTATGTTTTGCTAGATAATGTGCCAGGCCTATGTAACCTACTCCAAGTGAACGTCGAGCCTTTGTTGATTTTTCAGCGGCAGCAATTGGATATCGCTGATAGTCAATAATTTCTTCTAAAGCGCGAACTGCTAAATCACAAAGTTCTTCAAGATCGTCTAGTTGTTTGATTACACCTACGTTGATAGCACTTAATATACACAAAGCTATTTCACCATCTGGGTCATCAATGTGCTGTAAAGGTTTTGTAGGCAGTGTAATTTCTTGACATAGGTTGCTCATGTACACTGTGTCTTTAAATGAACTATGTGTGTTAGCATGATCAACATTCATAATATAAATGCGTCCTGTTTCTGCACGTTCTTTAATAAGAGCAGAAAACAATTCCATAGCATCGATTTTCTTTTTCTTGATGCTGGTCTTACGCTCATACATTTCGTACATTTCTTTGAATGCATCTGCATCACCAAAGTATGCTTCATACAAACCAGGTACATCGTGCGGGCTAAACAATGTAATTTCTCCGCCAACTAGCAAACGTTCGTACATTGTTTTGTTAAGTTGGATTGAGTAGTCTAGTTTGCGTACACGATTGTCTTCTGTGCCTTTGTTGTTTTTTAGCACAAGAATGTCTTCAATCTCTTGGTGCCAAAACGGGAAGTGTACTGTTGCGCTACCACCACGCACACCATTTTGTGTACAGCATCTTACTGTGCTTTCAAACTTCTTGAGGAACGGGATAATGCCTGTATGTGCTACTTCGCCGCCACGGATCTTTGAATTTACTCCACGTATACGTCCAGAGTTGATTCCGATACCTGCACGTTGCGCCGTATAACGGCCAATAGCCATGTCGCTAGCAAAAATGGAGTCAAGAGTATCATCACTATCAACCAAGACACAACTAGCAAACTGACGAACAGGGGTACGAACACCAGCCATAACGGGTGTAGGTATGTTGATTCTAAAAAGTGAGGTCGCATCGTAATATCTCCTTACGTAGTGCATTCTATCTTCTTTTGGATAGTTGGCAAATAGGGTTGCAGCTATCATCATATACATAAATTGCGGAGTTTCAAAAATTTCGCCGGAAGATCTATCTTGGCAAAGATATTTGTCTACCACTTGACGCAATCCTGCGTAGGTAAAGTTTTCGTCGCGCTTGTGATGAATATAATTATCTAACTTTTCAATTTCTTCTGTGCTGTATTTTTCTAGTATTTCTTTGTCGTAAACTCCTCTATCTATGTTTTTTTGTATCATTTCTATAAGAGGAATACTTTCATATCGACCAAAAACTTGTTTGTTGGTACCATAAGAAAGTAATCTTGCTGCTGCATATTGATAATTAGGAGCGTCAAGAGAAATAAGATCATTTGCACTACGAACAAGAACTTCTTGAATCTCTGCTGTACTCATGCCGTCATAAAATTGTAAATTAGCGTTCATTTCGATTTGGCTAGCACTAACTCCTGCTAAACCTTCACATGCATGCATAACAACTTTGTGAATTTTGTCAATATTAATGTGTTCTTTGCTGCCGTCACGCTTGACGATCATGATTCCGTTTGACATGTTTTCTCCTACCGGTAATTGAATATTTATTGTATTGGGGGCATGTCATGTTCAAATTGCGAATGAAGAGTTGATGGTAACTCGTTAGAATGAACATGTACATCTCCTTTGAAGCCTATGACGCGATGATCAACAAAGAGTAAAAAATAGGTTGTTGATTTTTCTCTGTCATGTGTAATATGTATCTTGTAAGATGCTTGGGATAAAACGTCTGTTAACTGTAAGGTGTAACAAATTGCAAGAATCTTAACGAAGGGACAATAATTATTTTCAGAAATAAGTTCCCACGGATCGGGCCAAGTGCTAGGTGTATAAGGATCAGTAGCAATCCTGTGAAGTGGTGCTTTTGCAAAAAAATCTATGGTATCTTGAATAGGGTCTTCTGACTTTTCTAGACTTAATCGAAATTCACGCCAGATAGAAAGACGCTCTTCATACTCTGATTTAAACATTAAGATTTAACACTTATTCTGTATTTAATTACTGCATTGTCGTTTAGTGTTGTTAAGTTTAACACAGAAAGATCAACTGTGTCAACTGTTAAATCAGAATCTTTGTCAGATAATTGCAAACTAAATTCTAATCTTTCTTCATATGGATTTACTGCATCTGTTAATCCTATGTAATCAAATTCATCTGATAGTTGGTGATTACCTGTGGTAGGATTAATAGTTATAGTTAAACTACCTGTTCTTGTAACATCTACTGCTAAACTTTTATAGATGTAATCTACTGTGATAGATTTTCTAGAGTCAGCAGCAAATCCTATAATTTTAGTAGGAGTAGGTGAATAACCTATGTCTATTTGATGTGTATATCGCATATCGGATATAACACTTCCTTGTATTTCAGCAGGATATGGAACGTCTTGATATATTATATTATATCCTAAATCAATAGATCTCTGGAACCAATCATCATTACTTTGATTAAAATTGCTTACAAAATTTATAATAGGAAATTGTGCATTGTCTGGGGAGCCGTTGTTATCTCCAACACTATAGAATCTATTGTTTTTACTAAGATTAAATCTACCTACAGTGACAAGTATACCTTCTTGAACAATATTTCCAAACTTTGAATTTTGTACGAGCGTGTGAGAAGGTCCTATATTTTGACCTAGTTGCCCTAATATAGTTTCTGTTCCTAAATCAAAACCTTTAAGACATTCATTAAAAGAACAGCTGTCAAAATTATTATTTGTAATATCATCGTCTGACACAACTGCCTTTCTTTTATTTCTTATTTCTATACCAGTGAAATAATTTTCTTTAGTAGTGACCGCTGTACTTTTAGCAATCAATTTTATTGCTATATCATCAGGACCTGTTGGATTTGTTGTTGCCCAATTACCTACAATTTCAATATTTGAAAAAATACTATCTCTACAACAATCTAACATAATTGCAGTTTGTTCTCTAGAAATCATAGAAAAGTCAGATAATTTTAAATTTTTACATTGATTAAGAGTTGTTGTAAGATCTCTGTCGCCTTTTAATCCAGGTTCTCCTAAATCATTTTGAGTTCTAAACATTGGTTGATTTAAGGTCGAGGTAGCTTTAAAAATTGTTTTATCTATACCTGCACCTACAATTGATGCAAAAGGTGGTATATAAACTGTGTCTGATATTTCGTATAATCCGGGAGGTATATAAAGAACAACTCTTGCTGTTTCGGTGTTTTTAGTAGAAGGACCTAAAAATAATTGATCTAGAGCTCTTTGTAAAATTGAAGTATGATCTGTTCCGTCGCCAGTAGCCCCAAAAGACGCAAGATTAACAATTTCATCTAATCTTGCTTGAAGTGTTCTCTCAACTGGACTATTTGCAGTTGGTCCTGTTTGGATTGTTGAACCATCTTTGTAGACATATTGATCAGCTAATTGAAATAAATCATCATGCTCTGTGAGTAATTTAGTATTACCTACATAAGGTGCTCCTTCGGAAACTGCACCATTACCTATAAAAATTTCTTGCGAATCTACTGCCCAACCAAATTCACCTGATGCTAATTGGGGTAAGTCGGTTCTTCTTCCTCTGCGGATTTGTATTCTTGAAATCGATACGACAGCCACTTGTGTCTCCTACATATTTATTACATGTATTTATTCAATTATTCAAGTTGTCTTAGTCAATTACTTCAAAGTCATCATCACTGTATGGTTCAAGTCTTTGCCTTTGTGCTGTTCTATCAACAT